AGGGGACCTGTTGGAGACATAATTGAAAAATGGACTCTATATGGAACATACATTCAAGATGCTACTTTTGGTGATTTAGATTTTAGTTCTTCTGATCCAGTTGAAATAACATTAACATTAAAGTACGATTACGCTATACTTGAATTCTAAAAAATAGTTGTACTAAATACAACGAGGAGTTATAATGTCAGAACACAAATTTCCTACGGAAGTTATAGATCTTCCATCGAAGGGAAAGGTGTATTCAAAAGATTCGCCTTTATCGGATGGTAAATTAGAATTAAAATATATGACCACACGAGAAGAAGACATTTTGATGTCTGAAAATCTCATTAAAAAAGGTGTGGTAATTGATAAGTTATTGGATAGTTTGATTGTATCCAATGGAGTTAATTCAGATGATTTAATTCTTGGGGATAAAAATGCTGTATTAGTTGCAGCTCGTATTCTTGCTTATGGTCCTGAATATAATGTCGAACTTGCAAATCCAAATAATCCAGAAGAAAAAGTTCAACATACATTTGATTTATCTCAATGTCCTTTTAAAGAATTACCGAAAGATGTTGATTACACAGGTAATTCATTTGATTATACAACACCAGTTGGTAAGAAGAATATAAAATTTAAATTATTAAATGGACATGACGAGAAATTAATAGAGAAAGATGTTGAACAATCTGCTAAATACGGATACAATTCGGATATATCTACTCGATTAAGATACACCGTCACCGAAGTTGATGGTGATACGAAACCAGAAACAATAACAACATATACACAGAATCTACTCGCAAGGGATTCTGCTGCATTGAGAAATCACATTCGTGAAATTTCTCCTGATATAGACTTGACATCAGAAGTAGAGATAGGAGGTGAAACAGTTAGCGTGTCAATTCCGCTGACTGTCGAGTTTTTTTGGCCTCAATCCATCAAATAAAGTAGATATACATCAATCTATATTTTATTTTATATATGCTACACCTGGCTTCACATTTAGTGATGTCTATTATATGCCAGTACACTTGAAGAATTTTTATCTTAGAGAGTTAATGGAATTGAAGAAAAAAGAAAAACAAGAAATAGACAAATCTCAAAGTAGAAATAAATCTACACCCACAATTCCAAGACGATTCAATCCGAAGAAATAATCCTTTTCCAATATTTATTAATATATTAGGAGAATTGCGTTATGTCGTACATGGATAGAAAAAATATATTAACCGAGGGGTTTTTGGATACCCTTTTAAAATTACTAAAAAATCCGTTGGTTAAAAAAGCTATGAAGGATCCTAAAACAAAAAAAGCCTTTGATAAGGCTATGAAAAATCAAAAAAAGACTGCTGATTTTTTGGATGATTTACTAAGAAAACAAGGTATAGAACCTTATAAAGCTACACCAAGAAAATAATGGCTGATATTAAAACACAAAAAGAGTTAAATGACTTAATAAAACAGCAAAAGAACGCTCTTGACGATCTTACTATTGGTTCAAAAAAATATCTTGATACTCAAAAACAAATAGTTTTATTAGAAAAACAGAAAAAAGATTTATTAAAACAACAAAAAGATATTGCTGATGATGTAGGTACAGATCAAGTAAGTTTTCAGAGTAAATTTAATAAATTACTTGCGGATACAAAAACAAAAGAACAAGATTTAGCTAAAACATCAGGCACTGCAGCTAAGTTTAGACAAGGACAATCTGTAAATCAGATTAATTTATTACAGAGTATGGCCAAACAAATTGGTATAACTAAAAAAACTCAAGGTGAAACTAATAAAGAAACAGAAAATACCTATAATGCCTTAAAGAAAGTAGCTGAAGAAGAATTAAATATAGGGCAATTAGAAGAAATGATTGCCGAAAGTAAAGGAAGACAACGAAATCTGTCTAAAGAGTATCAACCATTATTACATCAAAACGAAGAAGCTCTTGGAAGAATTCTTGAAGATCAACTCGATATAGCAGAAGCTCAAGAATTGGTAAATAAGGGTGTTGATAGAATGAAGAACATAATAGCTGGTATAACTTTTGCCGGTTTAATGGCGTCTTTATTGAAATTAGCAAAAAGTTTTGCTGAAAGAATGGATGCGATAGGAGATACATTTGGTTCTATAGATTCGTTAGGTCCTTCATTAGTAAATTCGCTTAATGCACAAGGAGCAGAAGCAGTAAAACTTGGTAAAGGACAAAAAGATGTACTTGATACTACAACTGTTTTATCTGCCGAATTCGGTTTATCACTTGAAGCTGCTACCCAATTATCAGGTGAAGTATTAAAGACTGCTAAGGCAACAGGTCTTTCTAATGAAGAGGCTGCAAGATTAGTTGGTACATTTGACCAAATAGCTGGTTTGAGTGGTAAAGAAGCAAGTAATCTTGTAGAGGCTACATCTCAGTTAGCAGTTCAAAGAGGAGTTGCTCCACAACAAGTACTAAAAGATATAGCTGGTTCAAGTGAAACAATTGCCACATTTACAAAAGAAGGTGGGGAAAACTTGATGGAAGCTGCGATAGCAGCCAGACAGATGGGTTTGAATATAGAATCAGTAGCAAAATCAGCTGAAGCTGTATTGGATTTTGAAACATCTATTGCTGCTGAAACAGAAGCTTCTGTATTATTAGGTCAACAACTTAATTTACAGAGAGCTAGACAATTAGCACTTGATAAAGATTTAGTAGGATTTCAAAAAGAAATAAAAGAACAAATAGGTGGTATAGGTGATTTTACAGAATTAAATAGATTTCAACAGGAATCATTATCTAAAGCACTTGGTATGAGTATAAGTGAAACTGCTAAATTAGTTAGTGGAACTCAAAAATTAACATTAGAAGGTGCTTTAGCAGCTGGTTCATTTGAAGATTTAACTGGTCAAGAAGCATTGAGTAATTTAAGTAAAATAACAAATGAAGTTAAGGCTTTGTTTGAAGAAGCATTGATAATGATTGGTCCTGAAATTGAAAACTTAGCTGGTAAGTTTAAAACATGGATAAAAGATTCTGGTGGAATAGGATACTTAAAAGATACACTTTTTGGTATGGTTAGTGGACTTAAAATGTTATTGACAAGTCTACCACAAATAATAGGATTGTTTGCCAGTTATAAAGCAGTTACTATTGGTTTAGCGATGGCAAAAGTAGCATTGGCAGCTGCTGAAGGTGCTGCAATGGCACCTTGGTTACTTGGTGGTGGTGCCGTTTTGATGATTGCAGGTATATTAGGAGCTATAGCATCTGCTAGTAGTGTGATAATGGCTGATGATGTACAGACAGGTCCAGGTGGTATTTCATATATGACAGGTCCTGCTGGAACATTTAAATTAAATCCAAGAGATTCGGTATTGGCTACAACTAATCCAATTCCTGTAAATGATATTGCAACAGGTAATATCGTAGGTGGTAATACTGATAGTACATCTGCAATAGTTAACGAAATCAGAGCTATGAGAAATGATAATGCAAATAACAAAATGGAAATTAGATTAGACAAGTTAAGTCAAGGCCTTGATCCTAATTATGGTGGAGTTACATAATGGGTTTAGAAAATTTAAAATCAATATTTGTGGAAGATTTTACAGAAAATTCACCATCACCAAAAGGTAGACATGGTGGATTAACTAATGAGACACCATCTACACCACATAATGAACATAGTGAATTAGGTGATATATTAAAAATTAATTCTATTGGTATAGGAAATAGTCCACTTAATAATACCCAAGAAGGCGATACAGTCACTTTTCCTATGAAAACCGCTGGTGTTGATATTCTAACAAATAATCCTGTTAATAATCCCAATGGAAAAGGTGATAGAATACAAATAAGAAAAGATAATATGTTTCAAAATCTTGGGAAAAACAATAGATTAGGTGATGGGGATTTTAATTGGACAAGTCTTTATAATTCTAATCATACACCTATTGAAGAAAGAACACCGATTGATATTGGACGAGTTGATGAAAGTGGTAATGCTATTTTAATCAACACACTACGAAGTGGAATGGGTACTTTGAGTAATTTAGACATACAAGGATATTCATCTGATAAACTTGATAATTTCAGAGGATTTAATCGTGGTAATGAACCTTATATTGTACAACCGATTGGTTCAGATAGATATACAACATTAACCAATAGAGATACTTTACCATTAAATAGGGCACTTGATGATACTTCAAGATTACTAAAATTCTATGGGACAGGTGCTGGATTAGCCTTTATAGCTAAAGAAAATTTTACAAATATTTTATTTGGTTCGGATGCTAACAAACAACCATTTAAGACCGATAAAATATTATTCCCACCACTACCAAATCCAATACAAGGTAATACTTCATTTTTAAATATCACTAATCAATTTAGAGATTTAGGTCATGTTGCTGGGAGTCTAAGAAAACCAACTGTTATTGAATATTCTTCAAGGGGAAGTGTTGCATTACCTTTTGGTAAATTAGGTGACAAATTTTTAAAAGTACTTGGTGTTGAAACTGATGTACAAATACCTACTTTAAAAAAATCAGCATTTTATAATTTAACTGGTACAGTTGGAAGTGCGAAATCAAATGACCATATTGCTAGTAGTGGAATAGAAAAAGGAGTAGAAAGTTTTTGGGATGATGATATACTGCCACCTTTAGAAGACCAAATGACTTATATTAGTGAAGGTGACTTTTATGTTAGGTTCAAAGATTTAAGAAACAATAATTTTATTTATTTTAGAGGATATGTAACCGGTATAACAGAGAATTTAAATCCATCGTATAATTCTGTTAATTACATTGGAAGAAGTGAATCAACTTATACTTACGAAAGAACTGAAAGAGATTTAAGTTTTAATTTAAGAGTACTTCCAGCAAACAAAAATCAATTTAATAAAATGTGGGAAAAAATTAATTATTTGACAAGTTTGACTTATCCTGAATATATGGAAGATAAAAACTTTATTAGAATGAAAGCTCCATTTACAGAATTATATATGGGACATATTGGAACGCCAGATAAGGGACAATTTGGATTCATAAAATCACTTTCTTATACGGTTAATGAAAGTGGTGATTGGGATTCTGCGAGTAACTTACCAAGAGTTATAGATGTGGCTATTAGTTATCAGATATTAAATAAAAAGACACCATCTTTATTTAAATCTAATGATAATAAAACACTTGATAACCTTACCGAATTTTATAATTTACCAAAATGAGTAGATACGATACAGTAAAAAGAAAACAGGTTAATGGAGTAGATAGATATTCAACTTCACAGTTACCTAAATACGAGGAAAAAAATTCTGATGTACTTTTAATTGCTACATATGGAGATAGATGTGATTTACTTTCACAAAAATATTATGGAACTCCTGAATTGTGGTGGTATATAGCTTCAGTAAATAATTTAAAATCCAATAATATTGAGGCTGGAACTCAGTTAAGGATTCCGGTTTCTACAGAACAAGCAATACTTAAATAAAATGCCAGGTCCTACTATAAATGCCAGAGTGTTTGGTTCTAATGTGGCACCAGACATTCAAAATATATTTAAAAATTTACAACAGAGTAGTTTTGATAGGGGTCCAAATGAATCAATAAAACCTTATGAAAATTACTTAGGTGATAGAACTACATTTGCTAGAATGTGGACACCAACATTAGTTACTGGAACTACCAATGATGAAGTACCAAAAGAATACCAAGAAATTATTTATCATGTAATAAATGATAATAGAACTAATTCATATGAAATAAATACACTTGAATCACGAGATAAAGTTGTCAAGGAACTACAAGGTAACGATACTTTAAAACCTGCTGCTGGTATAACTGAAATTAATTCAACGACTGCTGGTGCTTTAGGTTCTATAAAATATACAGAGGTTAATTTTGTTGTTTATAGTAGAAGAGACTTTGAAGAAATCTATTTTCCACATTTTATGAAACCAGGTTCAACAGTTGTGATAGATTACGGATGGTCTGATGATAAAATTGAATTATATGATATAGAGGGTAAAGTTAAAGAGACTGATATATACTTATCTGATTTGAAAAAACAAATATATGGTAGTCGTATTCAAGGTGATAATGGTGAGGAAGTAACTCAACGAAAAGATGGAAATTACTATTATTATCCAAACTATGATAAATCAAAAGATGCTGTATTTATTTCATCAGATAAAGTTGATGGGTTTGCAAATTTACCGAATCATAAAGGAGTCTTGGATATACAAATAGGTAGAGTTATGGACTATAATGCTGATTGGGATGGGACTAAGTTTAATTGTAGAATAAAATTAGCTTCAGAAAATACAACTCTATTAGACCATGAAGTGACAAGAGAGAATAAGTTAAAGTATTTATTTACTAATCAGTTTGAAAAAATATTAATTGATTTTGTCGATACTACAAAAAATGATATCTCAGCAGCTCTTAGTGAATATGATTTGTATACATCAAAGGGTAAGGCACAAGTTTTAAATAAAGTTTTAAAATCAGTTAAAGCTGAAAGTGATTCAAAGGGAGTTTTAAATGAAAGAGCAGTTGCGAGTGGTTTATTCTATCAACAATATACTGCTCCAGGTGCACCCGCGCTGGGTGCTAAGTATCAGGCTTATATTAGTTATGGATTATTTGAAGATTTATTTTTAAACGCAATAGTATTACAACGATTTGGTGAGGGTATGAATTATAATGTTGAGTATAATTCAAAGGATTGTGTGGTTAGATGGGAAAAAAATCTTGTTTATAGACAACAAGCTAATTTAAAAAATATAAGTGAAACTTTACCTTTATTTTTATATCCATCAAAAAAGGTTGGTATTGAAAATGAAAAAATACTTGGATGGAAAGACAGTTATAATCTTCGTTCTAATTTTCCTAATGATAAAGAAAGAGAAAATTTTTATAATGGATTAATTAAAGATAACTTGATTAATTTAAGAGATTTATTTATTTCAGTTCCTTTAATAAAAGACGCTTTTGCTAAAAAACAAAATATAAATGATGCACTTATTCATATTTATGATTCGATTAATTCGGATTCATATGGTGTATTTAATTTAAAAATTAAAAATGTTAACGAATCTTTTGCTTCTATAGGAGTGCAAGATATTTCATTGACAAATCAAACTTATACCGATGATCCTGTTCTTACTTTTGATGTATATTCGCCTAATTCAATAGTATCAGCTATGACTTATAATTTTACTATGCCCAAAGGTGGTTTGGCTAATAGTATTGCAATAGGACAGACACCTTCACGGCAAATGTATAATGATAAAAATTTAGATGATTTGAGATTTATAGAGGAATTGAATAAAAAATTAAAAGGTGTCAAGTATTTGAATTTACCATTACCAAGAAAAAAGAGTAAATCTACTGATGTTAAACCAGAAGAAGCATACGATTTCGATTTAAATACTACTCAGATACAAGGTATCAGACAGCTTACTAAAATAACAAATGTAAATTTTGAACAAGAAACTATTAACTTTGATAGGTATATTGATGATGACGCGGAAGAAGAATCTACTGCTGATAAAGTATTAAACGAAGAAGTAGAACCTATTATATTGTCTGATTCACAACAAGATTATTATGGTAAAGAAGCTAGAAAGAATACTGTTTTAGGTTCTGGAGATGATAAGCAAGCTCCAATTTTACCAGTAGAGTTGGGATTGACTTTATATGGAAATACTTATCTTACTATTGGTGACATTATTAATGTTTCTTATTTACCAGAATATTTGAGAAATAGAGTATTTTTTATAATTGTCGGTGTAGAACACAAAATAGGAACAACTTGGGAAACGACCTATAAATGTCAAATGAGATTAATACCGACTTTTAAAGCTAGTGTAGTGATAGCAAATAAACGAGATGCTTCTTCACCTGAAGCTCAATCTAATAATCTTCCAGATGATGAAAAAAGAAATCTTATGAATCCACAAGAGATTTCTTCAATTATAAAGTCTACAAAAGATGATAGAAATAAAACATTTATCAATGCTATGTATAAAGGTAATAATACTATACCATTAATCACAGAGAGTAGTAAGATTTCAATATATAAAACTCAAGTTGTATGGGATGACGAAGTTAAAAAGAAACCAAGTTCTGTTTTTAGTGGTAATAAATTAGCAGATAATTATGGAAAATATTGTTACAATTCACTAATCAAGGGGATGAGACCAAAAAGTGCTGAAGAACTTGCAGTACAACTATCAATACAAACAGGTATTTTTGAATTATTATATAATGGACCAATTAGAAAAAGATTATCTGGAGCTAGTGATATAAATTGGTTTCGTTATTATGCATTAACTCAACAAGAACATATAAGTAAATCTAAACCACTTCAAAAAAGTGAGATGGATGGGTTTTATTATGGGATGGTATATTCAAAACTTCTTTATGAGCCTGATAATATTAGTGACGATGGAATAATAACTCATGAATCTGATGGATACTTTGGAGACCTTAGAAGTATGGAGGATACTGAATATGGATTTGATGATTCAGTCGCTGGTGTACAGTATGATGAACTGATGGACAGAAAAAGTTTTCAGACAGAGTTAAAAAAACTAACTGCTGGTTTTAAATTACATTATACTGCAGGTACAGGAAATGCTACGATTAGACAATTTGTAGAGGAATATTGGGCAAATATAGGTGGTGGTCAAGAGAATATGTGGAGTAAAAATCCAGGTATTATAATGCGTGATATAGCTTTTTGTTATAAGAGAGGCGATGTAAATCAGAATATAGAAGTGGATGATGATCCCACATTTGTTTATTGTATAAACATAATACCACCATCAGGTACCGTTATGCCATGGTTGTTTATTCCAAAATGGGTATTCGATGATGCTAAAGTAGATCCTGAAAAATGGGCTAATAAAATTTCAAATACTTTCCATGATATATATCAAAAATTTAATAAGCTTCTAATTACTCCGTTTGATTAAGTTATTGACTTTTACATAAAAAACACTTAAATTAACCTATGGTTAAATTGGTTACTTCTAAACAAAATTTCTCTAAGAGCCATCCGAATAATAACATTGTCTTGTTGTTTGACCAAGAGATATTATATGCTAACCATTATGAAAAACAAGTTGGTGTATTAGACAAAGAGAAACTTTACAGAGGAATTGATTATAAAACCTTTATAAAGAACGATTTGAATTACTTGGATTCAAATGTGGTACATTATTGGCATTACAATAAAGTAATACATGAGGTAATGTGGTCTAAGTTCTATAGTGATAGTGATAGCAATTATTATTATCCATTACAGAAAATAATGGAGAAAATGGATTATCAAAATGACGATTTAGAGGTTACACCAGAGTTACAGTTATTTCACGATGAGTTTACAAGGGCATTTACACTCATAGAATTAAATGGAATTGGAGTCAATACAAATATCATATCTACCTTTGGTCATCAAGTAGCTCAATACATTTATGATAAAAAATTATATCAGAATTATAATTTCTTCACTACTACATCACGACCATCCAATTCGATTCATAATTTAAACTTTGCTGCTTTGACACCAGAACATAGGAAATGTTTTTCGCCATTAAATGATGTTTTTATTGAGTTTGACTTTGATGCATATCATCCAAGATTAATTGGTGATTTGATTGATTATGATTTTCCTAAAACATCAGTACATGAATATCTATCTGATAAGTATGGTGTGGATTTAGATAAAGGTAAGGGTAAAACATTTCAATATCTGTATGGTGGTATTCCAAATAATGTGGCAAACAAAATTGAATTCTTAGGTATAACAAAAAAACTCATTACTGAGATGTGGATTGAGTTTAATGATAGGAAAAAAATAAATTCACATATTTATAATAGACCTATGAAAGACGAGAATTTGGAAAATCTAAATGCTCAGAAGTTATTTAATTATTACATTCAATCATATGAAACGGAACGAAATGTTAAACTCTTAATGGAATTACATACATATTTATTAACAAGAAAGACAAATATTGTTCATTATAACTATGATAGTTTTTTATTCGATTATCATAAAGATGATGGGGTAGAAACACTATATGATATTAAAAAAATTCTTGAGCAAAATCACTTCATTACTAATACTAAAGTTGGTAATAACTACGGAGAGATGAAGAATTATGAATTCTGATTTAAATTCAATATGGCTTGATTGGAGAGCTAAAGTTCCTACTGGTGTACCTAATCCAAGTAATGCTTATCATTTAGTATTGTTAAAAGAATTGTGTGAGAAAAAAGGTATTGATAAGAGTATAGTAGATAATGTCATTTTGAGTTTAGAAAAGAAAGCCATATTACAAGAAGCTACAATTGCAAGTGTTAGAGATAAGATAATTAAAGGACTTGGTGGTAAACTTGGATTAGCTGGACCTAAAACAGCAAAAAATATAACATCCACTAAAGGTACTGATTCTAATACTGTTGGAAAAGAAGTTGGTAAATTATTAAATACTAAAGTATATGTCATGGGGCCAGGCGAGTCTGCTGGTGGTTTTAAAAATAGTAGTTCAAAATTTGATTCTATAGGTTTTGAATATGAAGGAAAAAACTATGAGTATAAATTATCATTGTCTACTGCTGGAGCTGGTATTCCAGGTAATGCTGCGTGGTATGAAAGTGGTATTTGTGTAGAATATAATAAATTAAAAGGTAGTGCTAATCCATTTAAAGATGCAAAAGTAGATGAAAAGGATTATTCTCAATTTGCTGCTCATTTAACTGAAGTATGTGCTCCAGTTGCTAAAAATATTGGTAATGTCGGTAGTAGATTAGAACAAACTGGTGGGGATAGAATTTCACCATCAAGTGAATGGCCTACTTCAGAAGGGACACCAAAAACAGACATCTATGGTGGTTCATCTCATAGGTTATCGGTTAAAAAAGAAGCTGGTTCACAATTATCAAGTGGTGGTGCTGGAGATAGTAAAGGTATTTTTGAAGCTGCTAAAACTTTTTATGAAAGTCATGAAAAATCAAGTGTCAATAAAGTGGTTGATGATTTGATTGGTAATATTGATAAGACATTTAAAAAATATAATACAGATAATTCAGTCGGTGCTGTTAGAAAATCTGTCGGTGAAGCTTATTTTAAATGGAGAGTACCACAGATTGATAGTGAAGTAAAAAAATTAAAATTAAAAAAGGTTGATACCAAAAGACACGCTAAAGCTGAGTTAATGGCAGTTGGGATAATAGGTGAAGCTGGAAATTGGAATACATGGTACATTGAGGGTGTGAAAGTATTAAATAAAGGTAAAGTATTAAAGTGGTTTTCTAAATATGTAAAATCACTTGCTACAAAAGAACTACAAGATGAAGCAAAAAATATCGTTACAACTGCTATTGACCATAAAGCTATGCAGGTAGATTTTGATAAGGCCTTCCAAGACAAGAAGTTTAAAAAATGGGCAGTATACGAGGCTGGTACTGGTAATTTTAAATTTTCAGGAGATAGTAATCTAAATTCTGATTCAAAGGGAATAGCTAACGAGATGTTAATTTTTAATTTAAAGGGTATGGGTAAGATAATTTCTATTGATGAGTCTTGGGCTTCTAAATATGCTAGTAAAGTTTCAACTAAAGTGGGATATAAATCATCAGCAAGAAGTAAATTTACAGCATTTAGATTATTAAGTGAAACAAATGAATATGGTGAAAAATTACATTTAAAAGAAGATTTGACACCAATAGAATTATATTTTAATGATATAATAGAAGAAGAATTAGAAACATTTAACGATTCTCTTGATTCTGAACTTAGTATTATCACAGAATCGCTAGATGAGGGTATGTTAGGAGATACATTTAAAAAATTGAAGAATATTGGCAAAACCGTTTTAAAGAAGATTATGGATTTTATTAAGAAGTTTTTTAGTAATATTTTTACTAAAATAATTGCAAAATTAAAAGAATACGGAAAAAAGGGTATAACATCTCTTTCTGAAGTGTTGGGAATTACTATTGACGGTTCTGCTGATTTAGTAATTAATTTTTAATATGAAAACTCAACTACTCTGTACATTTACAACTCAACATAATCTTGAACAGACTATTCGAGATATTACTAAGAATTTTAAAATTGTTTTTGAGAAGATTTATGTATTACAGAATGAAGATAAACCAAAAGAATTAATCTGTACTTATAATGTTGACCAAAATGATGATATTGATTTCAATTTAGTAAAAAATACAATTTCATTACATAGAAAAAAAATAACTAATACATTATATACAATTAATGCTCTTAATGAATTGATTAAGACTATTAACAATGGGGTATTGGATACCACTTATCAGATACCTTGGGATGTTTATAAAAACATGATATTGATTTCAAATAAAGATGGATTGTCAAGGATACCTACAAGGATATTAAAAATTATAGATTTATAAATGGTTTCACCTATTTACTTTTTTACAAGGAGTGGTTGCAATTGGTGTAAAAAGATGCAACCTTCAATCGAACAAATTAATGATACTTTGTCTAATGAACAAAAAATACAGATTCATAATATAGATGAAGAAAAATCTAAGTCTGTTTATCATTCGATAATTACTCGATATAAATTAAAGCGACTTGTTCCTATGTTGTATAATTCAAATATTGGAACTTATCTTTTAGGTTATCAAGATAAGGCAAACATTAAACAATTTTTAAAAGCGA